GGCCGGGACCACGGAGGTCTGGACGTTCGGCTACGACTGCAACGCGTCGGGTTGCACCACGGTCGAGTCGCTCGCCGCGACGCCGTAGCAAGGCGGGGCCGGGCCGAGCTCGGCTGATGAGGAGGAGCGTCCGACCCGGCCCCGTGGGCAAGGATACGAGCGCCGGGCGGGTGTCTCCTCCGCACGAAGGGCCTCCCGCCCGGCGCTCTACGCTTCGGGCGTGACCAACACTCAGTCGATCATCCTGCTCATCGAGGTCGGCTTCATCGCGCTGGCGTCGATCCTTCGCATGGTGGGGCTCAAGGGCTAGTCGTACAGTTGCGTCGGACGGGCTCGGCACTGGTCCGACACCTGGGGCTGAGCCCGTCCGCTTGGAGGCTGCGTGGGCGAGCGAGGACCAGCACCGAAGCCCACCGCCCTGCGCGTCCTGCACGGCGACCGCAAGAGCCGCATCAACCAGAACGAGCCGCAGCCTCGTCCGATCTCGCCGCCACGTCCGCCGTGGATGAGCGACCACGCCGGCGAGCTGTGGGACCTACTCATGCCGGACCTCGAGGCGATGGGCACGGTCAAGGCGAGCGACTGGGTGGCGCTGGCCGCGCTCTGCGAGACCTGGTCGCGCTGGCAGCGCATCTCGACGCTCGCTGCGAAGTCACCGCCGATCTGGAAGCGCGGCGAGGACGAGGGCGGCAACCCGATCTACGTCAAGAACCCGCTGTACGCCCAGGTGCGCGACGCCACGGCGGAGCTGCGCGTGATGCTGCGTGAGTTCGGGCTGACGCCGTCTGCTCGAGCCGGCTTGCGTGTCGAGGTCGTGCTCAACAACGCCGTCGACCGGCTGTTCACGCAGAGTGCCTGACCAGCTCCCGGTCTGCGGCTGGCAGTTCGACCAGCGGCGGTGTCGCCAGCGCGGCGAGCACCTGTGCTGGCCGAGGGTGCGCCACGTCCTCGCGTTCTTCACCGAGGCGCTCGTTCACACGAAGGGCGACTACGCCGGTAAGCCGTTCGTGCCGGCCAAGTGGCAGCGCGAGAAGATCCTCACGCCGCTGTTCGGCAGGGTCGTGTGGGACCAGGAGCGCCGGCGCTACGTCCGTCGCTACCGGATCCTGTACCTGAGCGTCGCGCGCAAGAACGGGAAGACCGAGCTGCTGGCGGGGATCATGCTGTACCTGCTCGTGGCCGACGGCGAGATCGGCGCGGAGATCTACGGCCTCGCCCTCGACATGGCCCAGGCCGGGCTGGTGTACCGCGTGGCCCGCCAGATGGTGCGGAGGAACCGTGCGCTGCGCGAGCGCCTGAAGATCGTCGAGGGCTCCGAGCGCATCGTCGACGAGCGCACCGGGAGCTTCTACGGCGTGATCGCCAGCGACGCCGGCGGCACGCTCGGCCTCAACCCGTCCGGCGGGTACATCGACGAGCTGCTGACCCAGCGCAACCGTGACCTGTTCGACGCCCTGCGGACCGGCATGGGCGCGCGGTCCCAGCCGCTGCTCTGCCTGGCGACGACGGCCGAGGCGTCGGAGTCCAGCTTCGCCGCCACGGAGCGCCAGTGGTCCGAGCGCATCGACAAGGAGCCGAACCTCGAGCCCGAGCGCCTCGTCGTGATCTTCACCGCCGACCCGGAGCACGACTGGCGCCTGCCGGCGACCTGGCGTGAGGCGAACCCCGCGCTCGGTGACTTCCTCGAGATGCGCACGCTCGCGAGCGAGTGCAACTCGGCACAGGGCAACCCGGTCGAGGAGCGTAGCTTCCGCCAGTACCGGCTCAACCAGCCCGGCCGCAGCGTCGGCCTGGCGATCAACATGCCGAGCTGGGACACGAGCGCGGGCCCGGTCGAGTGGCGCGAGCTCGCCGAGCTGCTCGAGGGCGAGCGGTGCTTCGGCGGCATGGACCTGTCCGCCACGAGCGACCTCGCGGCCTACGCGCTCGTCTTCCCGCTGCCCCAGGACGAGGGCGGCGGCTTCCGGGTCCTGTGGCGGCACTTCGTCCCGGCGTCCTCGCTCCTTGAGCTCGGGAGGCGCTCAGGAGGCGCTGCAAGCGTCTGGGTGGGCCAGGGTGCCCTCCAGGTCACCGAGGGCAACGTGACGGACTACGGGGTCGTCAAGCGGGCGCTGGAGGCCGACAGGGAGCGGTACGAGATCGTCGAGCTGGGCTTCAACAAGTGGCAGGCGCTCCAGCTGTCGGGCGAGCTGGCCGAGGACGGGTGGCCGATGATGGCGGTGTCGCAGGGCTTCGGCAGCCAGGCCGGGCCGACGTCGGAGCTGCTCCGGATGGTCGGGACGGGTCGCCTGCACCACGGCGGCAACCCGGTCGCGCGGTGGCAGGCGTCAAACGCCGTCACGCGCGTTGACATGGAGGGGAACCTGCGCTTCGACAAGACGCGCTCGATCGAGCGGATCGAGGGCCTGGTCGCGGCGGTCATGGGCGTCGACCGCGCCATCCGCCACGACCCGGCGACGGTGCGAAACTATGCCGCGGCCGGGTTCTCGTAGGTGTAGACCAAGGAGGAGCGATGGCTGCCACTCGAGCTCAGATCAACAAGCTGCCGAAGTCGGCGTTCGCGTACCCGGCGACCCGGAGCTACCCGGTGCCGACCAGGACCCAGGCGAAGGCCGCCGGCATCTCGGAGGCCAACCGCGTGAAGATGCACCGCGCGGCACTGAGCTACTCAGCTCGCAAGTCCACGTCGGGCAGCTACGCCGTGGTGTCGTCGCGCCTGCCGCGTGACAGCCCTGTCAAGCCCACCCGCAGCACTCGCGCCCGTCGCCGATGACGCTCACACCACCGTCACCCGTCGTCGTCGACGGCGTGGCGATGTACGAGCTGGCGCCGGCGCAGTTCGACCCGATCTACTGGGTGAAGTACCTCAGCGACGCCCTGACGCTGCGCTTCCAGCAGCAGCTGATCTTCGACGATTACTACCGCGGGCAGCACCGTCTCCCGACCGGTCCGACGACCGCGCACACGACGTACCGGCGGCTGCTCCAGGAGTGCAAGTCGAACTGGGCGGAGCTGGTCGTCGACGCCGTCAACGAGCGGCTGCGCGTCATCGGCTTCCGCTGGTCCGGCTCCGAGCAGGCTGACCTCGCCGTCTGGCAGGACATCTGGCAGCGGAACAACCTCGACGCCAACTCCGACCTGCTGCACGTCGAGGCGCTGGTGTGGGGCTACGCCTACGCGATCGTCTGGCCGGACACCGACGGCAACGCCGCCATCACGGTCGAGTCGCCGTCCGAGGTGATCTGCTTCGCGCCGGCGGCCAACCGGAGCGTCGTCACGATGGCGCTCAAGCGGTGGCAGGACGACTGGGGCGACTGGCACGCGACGCTCTACACGCCGGTCGAGATCCTCAAGTTCGACGCGCCTGGCGGTGGGATCAACTCCTTCGCGCCGCCGGCGACCGGGTGGACGCCTCGAGCCGTGGCGGACGAGCCGTGGCCGCTGCCCAACCCGTTCGGCGTCGTCCCGGTCATCGAGTTCCCGAACAACCCGCGGATGCAGACCGGCGGGCGCAGCGAGCTGGACGGCGGCGTCGTCGAGATGATCGACCGGATCAACGAGACCGTCTTCAACCGCCTGCTGGCGGCCCAGTTCAGCGCGTTCCGCCAGAAGTGGGTCACCGGCATGGAGATCCCGCGGGACCCGGCGACCGGAAACATGACCGAGCCGTTCAGAGCTGCCGTGGACCGGCTCTGGATGTCCGAGAACCCCGACGCGCACTTCGGCGAGTTCAGCGAGGCCAGCCTGACGAACTACGTCTCGGCCGCGGAGGCCGACATCCAGCACCTCGCCTCGATCACCCGGACGCCGGCGTACTACCTGTTCCCGCACGGCCAGATCCCGTCCGGCGAGGCGCTGAAGGCCGCTGACCAGGGCCTCGTCGCCAAGGTCAAGCGCCGGCAGCGGTTCTTGGGCGAGGCGTGGGAGCAGACGCTCCGGCTCGCGCTGCTGATCGAGGACGACCCGCGCGCCGACGACGTGAGCTGCGAGACCCTGTGGGCGCCGGCGGAGATCAAGAGCGACAGCCAGGTCGGCGACTTCCTCATCAAGCTCGCGCAGGTCGGCGTGCCCCAGGAGATGCTGTGGGAGCTCTCGGGCTACTTCTCGCCGCAGCAGATGGATCGCATGAAGGCGCTCGTGCCGCCGCCGGCACCACCGCCCGTGCCACCGCCCTCGTTGCCGCCGGGCCAGGCGGTGCCATGATCGGTTGACACCGAGCGTGTATCGGAGGCACGATGCCAGAGACGGGCGCACCAACCTCGACGCCGGCGAGTAACCCGGCGGACCCAAGCCCAGGGTCGACCGCTGACCCAGGCAGCGCAAGTAGTCCTGAGCCACAGGAGACCTTCACCCAGGAGCAGGTCGCAACCCTGCTGAGGTCCGAACGCGCGAAGGCCGCAGCCCGATACCAGGACTACGACCAGGTCAAGCAGCGCCTCGCGGACCTCGAAGCAGCAGGCCAGACCGAGCTGGAGAAGGCGCAGACGAAGGCGAAGGAAGCGGAGGGACGTGCGAGCGCAGCCATCATCGAGCGCAACCGACTCATCGTGCGGTCGGCACTCGTGTCGGAGGCGGCTCGCGCAGGTGCTGTCGACCCGGAGATCGTTGTGGCTCTGCTGGAGCCGGAGATCAAGGTCGACGCAGCCGGGCAGCTCGAGGGCGACATGAAGGCGCTCGTGACGAAGCTGCTCGAGGACCGACCCTTCCTGCGCAACGGCCAGCCCGGCCACGGCTCCGCTGACGGCGGTGCCCACGGTCGACCGCCGGCCGGAGCTGCGACTCCAGTCGATCGCATGAACGACCTGATCCGGGGGACCTAGCCACAAGGAAGGGACATGACCACCATCGACCCAGGGCTGATACCCGTTGAGGTACAGCGAGCGGTCATCGAGGGTGTCGTCACGCAGTCCGCGGTGCTCCAGCTCGCGACGGTCCAGCCCATGCCCACGGGTGCCGAGGCGATCCCCGTCCTCGGCAGCTTCCCGCAGGCCGGCTGGCTGAGCGCGCCGGGCGGACGCAAGACCACGACCTCGATGAACTGGACCGCGCAGCAGATGAAGGCCGAGGAGGTGGCGGCCGTCATCGACGTGCCGATCGCCTACCTCCTGGACGCGGGGTTCGACATCTGGGGCGCCATCCAGCCCCGGATGGTCGAGGCGCTCGCCAAGGCCATCGACCAGGCCGTCCTGTTCGGGACCGCTGCGCCGACGTCGTTCCCGGTCGGAGGCGTGCTCGCCTTCAGCCAGGCCGTCGCGGCACCGGCGGCGCCGGCGAACGACATGGTCGGGCTCTACAACGCGACGCTGACCACCGTCGAGGCCCAGGGCCTCGAGCCGAACGGCATCGCCTCGGACATCACCGTCCGCGGCAAGCTGCGCGGCGCCCGCACGACGCAGGGCGCGTCCCTGTACGTCCCGGCCATCGCGGAGAACATGCCGGACACCATCTACGGCTACCCGGTCGCCTGGAGCCGCGGGTCGGCGTTCGACACGACCAAGGCCGTGAGCTTCACGGGCGACTGGACCAACCTGCGCATCGGCATCCGCCAGGACGTGACGGTCGACCAGTCCGACGAAGGCGTGCTCGTCGACGGCTCAGGTGCCGTCATCGTGTCCGCGTTCCAGGACGACAAGCGCCTGATGCGTGTCCACATGCGGCTCGGCTGCGTGATCGGCAAGCCGGCGACGGCGAAGGCTCCGGGCGGGGCGATCCCGTGGAGCCACATCACCACGGCGGTCCTGCCGGCGATGGCGCAGCAGGACGGCGCGGTGTACCCGCCGCCTCCGTCAGACGAGGAGCTCGCAGCCGACGAGGCAGCTGCCAACGAGGCTGAGACCGAGACCGCCAACCACGGTCGCGGTCGGGGCCACAAGGCCGCGGAGGCCGAGAGCTGATGACCGACATCCTCGAGGTCGACACGCAAGACCAGGTCGAGCCTCTCGCCGCCCCCGCGACCATTGCGGGGGCGGTGACGGGTGCCGGCCAGGTCACCTTCACGGTGACCGGTGGCTCCGGTCAGCCGATGGGCTGGCGCTTCGGCGACTCCACCACCGGCTTCGGCAAGTCGCCGATGGTCCACACCTACAAGGGCGCGGGTGCCTGGCGGGTCGTCGGCGTCGACGGTCCGACCGGGCAGCAGCTCGTCATCACCGTGAACCTGACGGCTGGCGGCGCCGCGGTGGGCGTCCCGGTCATCACGTCGCTCAGCTCGGCGACGGTGAAGATCGGGCCACCCAGCCCGCTCGGCCTGCACGTCTACGGGACGGGCTTCACGCCCTTCTCGGTGGCGCGGGTCAACGGTGTGCTCCAGCCCACCTGGACGACGTACCTCAGCCCGACGGAGCTGCTGGTGAACATCCCTGCGGGGACGTTCCCCGGTGCGCTCGGCGCGGTGCCGGTGACCGTCGTCGACAACAGCGTCGGAGGTGGCGAGAGCGCGGCGGTCAACTTCGCCGTCGCCTGAGCCGTGGTCGGCGTGCGAGGAGTGTGGCGATGACCTACCGGCCGAGGGCTACGCCCTCTGCTTGGATTGCCTCATGACGACGGACCCAGCTCCGGTCTTCCCGCCGCCGCTCTCGCTGGCGTCGGTGGCGGACTACGAGCTGTTCATCGGTCCGGTCCTCGCTGCCGACCAGCCGCGGCTGGAGGCGCTGCTGCCCATCGCGAGCGTGGTCGTCTACGGGAAGGCGTACCTGCTGCTGTCCCAGGACATCCAGGACGGCACGACGCCCATCCCGCAGCCGGCCACGCTCGTCACCTGCCAGGTCGCGGCCAACCTGATGGCGAACCCGACCGGCTCGGCCGGCATCCCGGCGATGGAGCGCGTCGGCTTCGTCGAGACGCAGTACGAGGCGGGCTCGAGCGACGCCCTGCTGCCCGCAGGCTGGAAGGAGCTGCTGAAGCCCTGGCGGCTGCCCGAGTTCGCCTCCGTGGGCCTGTCGACGCACCTGCCGCCCGTCGGGTACCTCAGCTACTGGTGGGGCTGGTACTGGGGCGACAACCCCGATCCCACGGATCCCTTCTGGGACCCGCAGCCGACGCCGTGGCGCGAGGGCCGGATCGTGGCCTGGTGACGTCGCTCCGGCTGCTCGGCCAGCCCTGCACGATCCGCTACCACAGCCCCGGCGAGCTGCTCGACGCGGCGAACAACCCGAACGACGCCTGGACCGAGGTCGCCAGCCGGTGCTCGGTGCAGATGCGGGCCCGCGGCGAGACCGGGCTGATGGGCGACCTGTCCAACACGCTCTGGCTGGTCTTCCTCCCACCGGACGTGACGCCGCCGCGCTCGCCTGACCAGCTCGTCGTCCAGGACCAGACGCTCGAGTTCGTGGGCGACTCGTGGCCGGCGTACCTGATGGGCCGGCTCGACCACATCGAGGCCACGGCCACGGTGGCGAACGAGAACCTCGTGGCCGCACCATGAGCAGCCAGCTCGTCCTCACCGAGATCAAGTACGTCCCCGGCTCGGCGCAGAAGGCCGTCAACACGACCGAGTGCCGGGACTTCATGCTCGAGGTCGCCAAGGCCGCGCTCACCGAGGCGCAGGCCACGGCGCCGGTCCTCACCGGCGCCTACCTCGACTCGCTCTCCGCCCAGCTCGACGACCAGGAGGACGGCTCGCCGGCGGCGTCGCTCACGGCCGGCACCGACCACTGGCAGTTCGTCGAGTTCGGGACGATCCACCAGGAGCCGCAGCACGTCCTCGGCAACGCCGTCGCCGCCGTGCTGCCGAGCCAGAACTACACGGAGCTGCCATGAGCGGTGAGCTGGTCCCGCAGCAGGCGACGACGCTCAACGACCTGCTGGCGCTGCTGCCGGACAACGCGACCGGCGAGATCACGCCGGCCGACATGCGCCAGATCGTCACCGACCTGTGGGACGCCTCGCACCCGCCGTTCGGCGAGGTCGTCGCGCAGGGCCCGTTCAACCTCGTCGCCAACGCCGCCTGGACGCCGCTGCCGGCACCCGGCGTGCCGCAGAGCTCGATCACGCTGGCTGACCCCGGCCAGGTCAAGTTCACGGTCAGCTGCAACCTCGACACGCTCGGGAACAACAACCAGGTGCAGCTCGCCCTCGGCCTGACCGGCGCGACGGTCGTCCCGCCGGGCACGCACCCCGAGCAGGTGCTGTGGGTCGGTGGCAAGCAGGCGCTCCAGGCGACCGTCGAGGTGACGTTCATGCTGGCGCTCTTGGCCGGCGTGACGGACGTCGACGTCTTCTACACGGCGCAGGGCGCTGCGACCGTGACGGCCTTCTCCGCGATGGCGAACCTGGTCGGCTGGACGTGACGAGCGCCTACGACCCCGGCTTCTCGAGCGGCTTCGGTCCGCTCTCGGTGCTCGTCGTCATGCCCGACGCCGAGGTGCTGGTCATCCACGCGCTGCTCGCGCAGGCGGAGCTCGCGGCGCTCGAGAGCCGGATCTACTCGCGCGTCCCGAAGGAGCAGACCTACCCGCTGACCCGCGTCTACCGCTACGGCGGCGAGCCGCTCCACCCCGAGGGCCCGTACTGGGTCGACCAGCCCGCGCTCCAGATCGACACCTGGGCGACCACGCGCGACGAGGCCCAGAGCATCGGCGAGAGCCTCAGAGCGTGCTGCAAGCAGCGGCTCGTGGGCGCCTGGCCGGAGCACGGTGTCGTGATCTCGGCCACGGTCTCGGCGCTGGTCAACGACCCGGACCCGACCTTCTCGCCACCGAGGCCGCGGACGCGCTTCACTTGTGCGGTGCGGGTGCATCCATGACGGCCCTATCAACGGGCCGCACACAGGACCTATCAACGGTCCGAGAGGAGAGCAGATGACCACGACAGCCACGAAGGAACGAGAGCCCGAGGCCCAGGTCCTCGCGGCAGAGGTCGGCGGGCAGATCCCGTCGCAGCTCTACGTCCCCGGCCAGGGCCACCTCTGGTCGGCGACGCCGAAGGACACGGCACCGCCGGCGGACACGATGACGCCTCCGGGGGCTCCGTGGTTCGACCACGGCTTCACGACCGAGGACGGGTGCGCGTTCAGCTTCGGGCGGACGACCGACCAGCTCAAGGGCTGGCAGTCGCTCGACTCGCTGCGGACGATCACGACCGAGATGCTCAAGACCGTCAAGTTCACGCTGATGCAGTCCAACGAACCGAACCTGAAGCTCGCGCTCGGTGGCGGCACGGTCGCGGCGACCACCGGCATCTACACGCCGCCGGACCCGACGGTCATCGACGTGCGGAGCCTCTGGATCGTCGCCAATGACGGCGGCGCGCTGTGGGGCTTCTACTGCCCGAGGGCGATCATCAACGCGAACGTCGACTTCAGCTGGAAGAAGACCGGCGCGTCGGAGCTGCCGCTCGAGTTCTCGATCGAGGCCGCGGCGCCTGGTGCGCCGCCGTACCAGTTCTACTTCCCGCTGAGCTGGAACCTGAGCTAGCCGATGGCGAAAGTCCTCGTGCTCACGCGCGAGGACGGCACCGAGCAGATCGCTCACATCGGCTCGCCGTACCTCGCAGTCCTGTTCGAGCGGCGGTTCAAGCGCGCCGCGGAGAACGCGACGGACAACAGCTGGATGGCGTTCTACGACGCCCACGATCGCGCGCCCGAGTCCGACGAGGAGCTGCTCGAGTGGCTCCGGCAGTTCGTCGGCAGCGACACTCGTGATCTGGCAAACCCCAACGGGTCAGCAGCGCCGCCGGACTCCTCGCTGACCTGACGTTCGTCACCGGCGTCTCTCCAGCCGGGCTGTTGTCGGGCGGTCCGGAGGTCTTCGACGCGCTCATCTTCAGGGCGCAGGAGCGGCGTCGCACGGGCTACGAGGTCGTCGAGCTGCTGGCGGAGCTGCTCGAGGTCACCCATGCGCTGCTGCGCGTCACCGCGCACGCCTACGGCGCGAGGGGCATCCCCGAGCAGCTCAAGGTCCGGCGCCCTGACCACGTCGACGGTGGCGTACCGAAGATGACCGCCCGCGAGCTCGCCGCGATGCTGGGAGGTGACCACCGTGGCAACTGAGGTCGGCCAGGGCAAGGTCACCATCGTCCCCGACGCAGCTGCGCTGGAGACCGGGCTCACCCAGGTGTTCAGCGGCATGGGCGGCAAGTTCAGCGCGCTCGGCGGGCTGCTCGGCAAGAAGGTCGACAAGGGTGCGGCCGAGCAGCTCGGTGGCTCGGGCTCGATGCTCGGTGGCGCGCTCGGCAACGTCACCGGGCTCATGTCCAAGGCCGGCCCGTGGGGCATGGCCGCGGCGGCGGTCACCGCAGCGACCGTCGGCATCGGGGCCGGGCTCTACAAGCTCGGCGACGCCTTCAACAAGCAGTACCGCCAGATCGCGCGCGACACCGGTGCGACCGGCGTACAGCTCGACAAGCTCAAGCAGTCGTACCGCGACGTGCTCTCCGGCACGGCTGCGTCGATGGGCGACGTCGAGAAGGCGATCGTCGAGGTCCAGCGGTACACCGGTCCCGCCGGCGTCGGGCTCGACGCGCTCTCGCACCAATTCCTGACGCTGAGCCGGATCACCGGCACCGACGTCTCGACGAACGTCAACGCCGGCATCCAGGTCATCGAGCGGTGGAACGTCGCGCAGAAGGACGCCAGCAAGGCGATGGATGCGCTGTTCCGCGCGAGCCAGCTGAGCGGCACGAGCTTCTCGGAGCTGTCGAGCTCCATGCAGCGGTACGCGCCGGCGTTCAAGGACCTCGGCCTCAACTTCAACGAGTCCGCCGGGATGCTCGCGACGCTCAACAAGGAGGGCATGAACACGCCCAAGGTGCTGGGCGGCGTGATGATGGGTGCGGCCAAGCTCGTCGCGCCGCTCAAGGCGCTGAAGCCGGGCGCGACGGGTCTCGACATCGAGTTCAACAAGCTCGCCACGGTCGCGCAGACGAACCTGCCGCGCGCGCTCCAGCTGACGTTCGACGCCATCAAGGGCACGCACAACCAGACCGAGGCGCTGGCGCTCTCCACCAAGCTGTTCAGCGCCCGAGCCGGCGGCGAGATGGTCACGGCCATCAAGTCGGGTCGCTGGAACTTCCAGCAGTTCACCAAGGAGATCAACAACAGCGGCGGGTCGATCGACGACACGGCAGCGAAGACCGCGACCCTCGGTGGCACGTTCGCCAAGCTCAAGAACACCACGATGGTCGCGCTGGCACCGATCGCTACCGCGGTCAACACCGGGATCAACAAGGCGCTCATCGGGGCGATGAACGCGATCACGCCGCTCATCACGGCGTTCGGTCAATGGCTGCCTGGTGCGATGAAGCAGGCGCAGCCGTACCTCGATGCCATTGGGACCGTGCTCGGCGGCATCATCAAGTTCGATTGGACGATCTGGGCGACCGAGTTCAAGACGGCGTTCAAGGTCATCGGCGACGTCTTCCACATCCTCGGTCCGGAGCTCAAGATCGTCGGCGACACGCTCGGCTTCATCACCGACATCCTCACGGGCAAGTGGAGTGCCGCGTGGCAGAAGGTCGTCGACATCCCGAAGGAGGTCGGGGCGGCGTTCAAGGGCTTCGGCAAGCTGCTGTGGGACCTGATTGCCACGCCGCTCACGGGTCTGTGGTCGGCGACCAACTCGCTGTTCCGAGGGATGCCGTCGAAGATCCTGAACGCGATCACCGGCGCGTTCAGGGGCGCCGGCAGCTGGCTCTACAACATGGGCAGGGACATCATCCTGGGCTTGGTCCACGGCGTCGAGAGCATGGCTGGGTCGGTGGTCAAGAGCATCAAGGGCATCCTCGAGTCGCCGATCACCCTCGGGAAGAAGATCCTGCACATCTTCTCGCCGTCCCAGGTCATGCACGAGATGGGCCAGAACCTGATGCTCGGGCTGCTCAACGGGATCAACGCCGTCGGTCCGCAGATCGCGCCGGCGGTCGTCGGATCGGTGCCGAGCAGGCTGGGCTCGCTCGGCTTTGGGGTCAACGGCGCGGGCGCTGGGCCAGCGGTCTTCATCCAGGAGGCCAACTTCACCGGCGAGGCCGACGTCGAGCTGCTGATGCGCAAGGCCGCCTGGGCCGTGCAGACGAGGAGGGCGTGATGGCGCGGCAGGCGTGGCTCTACAACCCGGCGACGGCCAACAAGCTGCTCTTGAGCGATCCCGACACCGGGTACCTCTGCACGCAGCTCGACCTCGGGTTCCCGACCGTGCGCGACGTCGTGAACAACAAGCCTGACCAGCACGGCACCGACGACCGGACGAAGTACCTCGGCAACCGGCCTGTCACCATGAACGTCACCGCCTACCCCGGTGGTTCGACGCCGATGGACGAGATCCCTGGGCTGTTCACCGACTTCATGGACCCGTCGATGCGTCCGGAGCTGCACGTCATCGAGGACTTCCCCGGCGCCCCCGAGCTGGTCATTGTGGTGCGCGCGAGCGCCTACACCGGGCCGCTGGTATACCCGGCGCGCATCGACATGCAGCTGAGCTTCATCGCACCGGACCCGGTGCTGCTCGGGGCCACGCTCCAGACGGCGACAGCCTGGGCCGGTGCGACGGTGCAGGGCCGCGTCTACCCGAGGGCCTACCCGTGGACCTACCCGCCGGGCAGCCAGGCGCCGGTGTCGGGCACGATCCACTCGAACGGCGACCTGCCGGTCCAGCCGCTGCTCAAGGTCTACGGGCCGGCCACCGGCGCGAAGATCAGCTTCGACAACAACACCTACGTCGTGGCGCTCACCAGCTCCACGATCAACGCCGGCGACTTCCTGACGATCGACACCAAGACGAAGACCTGTGTGCGGAACAGCGACGGTGCGAGCGTCCTCAACTGGATCGACTGGTCGAACACGATCTGGCCGGTGCTCGCGCCCGGTGTCGATCACAGCATGTCGATGACGGCTATCAGCCCGACCGGCGTCACGCAGACCCAGGCGAGTTGGCAGGACGGGTACCTCGCGTGACGTGGCCTGACGGACGCGCTGCTGTCCTGCTCGACGAGCCCAGCGAGCGGCCGATCGGGCCGGGCAACCTCGTTGCTCCGGTGGCGATCCCGCCAGGCCGAGGGCGGTGGTACCTGACGTTGCACAACCGGGTCTGGGAGAACCAGTCCACCTGGCAGGCGACGATCATCGCCGGGCTGCCGTCGGCCCGGAGTCGCACGCTCACCCAGCAGTGGAACATGCCCGCCCAGCTCCAGTGGTCGATGCCGGGGCTCACGCAGGAAGCCGCGCTGATAAAGGAGCTGGAGACCGACGTCATGGCGTGGCGCTGGGACGAGAGCTCCGGTGCCGACGTCTGCATGTTCCACGGCATCGTGACGGCGAGCCAGGACGACCTGTCCGAGCAGGCGTACACGGTCACGTTCACGGCGATGGACTACCTCGCCATGCTCGGTCGGCGGTACTCGAGCGCGGCGTTCTCCTACAACAACGTCGACCAGGACTCGATCGCCGCGGCGCTCGTCGCGTTCCTGCCGGGCGTGCCCAACCTCATGCCCGGTGGCTACCTGCCGATCCGCGCGGTACCTCGCAACCCGGACTACACCTACCGCGCAGCTGCGACGGGCACGCTGCGGGTCCGCAACTACACCGCCGGCGCGCAGATCCTCACGCTGCTCGACGAGCTCGCGAAGTGCCAAGGTGGTTTCGACTATGACTGCACGCCGTCCAACCCGGCGCTCGGCCAGGCCGGGCCGCAGCCGGTCGTGCGGATCTTCTTCCCGTACCAAGGGATCAGTCGTAGCGACATCTCGCTCGTGTACGGCTCGTCGGTGAGCGCGCTCACGCGGCAGGTCAACTCGGCGGACTACGCGAACTACTGGCGCGTCATCGGTGCTCCGCCGTCGCCTGGGACGCAGCTGTCCTCCGAGACGTGGAACGCCGACGCCAACAACGTCGGCGTCAACCCGATCGGCACCTGGCAGGACATCGACAACGCGCCGGCGGTGAGCGTGCAGGCGACGCTCGACCAGCAGGCTGCCGGTGACCTGTCGCTGTTCGGCGTGCTCACGCCGACCTACCAGCTCACGCTGCGGCCGAACTTCTACACCTTCGGCAACCCGAACATGGGCGACGTCGTGCCGTTGATCGTGAAGGCCGGTCGGCTCAACGTCAACAGCTCCATCCGCGTGCTCGGCATCACCTACACGATCGGCGACGACGGCGACGAGAACGTGGCACTCACCGTGGGTCGACCGGAGTCCACGCTGCCTGGCATCCTGACCGCGACGAACCGAGACGTCGCGGCGCTCTCGAGGAGGTAACGCGCAATGGCCCGACACACTCCGCTCTGGCTCGCACAGGGCAGCTACGCGGCGCCCGACGACCGCCTGCTCGTCGCCGCGATGTACCCGGTGGCCTCGATCCGTGGCTGCACGGTCTCCAAGGGCACCAACCCGATGGACGCCAACGTCGCCGTGGGCTCGGTGGCGGTCCCGACCGCCAACGCCACCGGCACCGCGCTGTGCGCCAGCGACGCCGTGGAGATCGTGACGCTGACAGCTGCACCGCCGTCGGGCAACGATCGCTGCGACCTCATCATCTGCCAGGTCCGAGCGAACGATCTCGACGGTGGCGCGAACAACGACTTCATCTTCACGAGGGTCACCGGCGCGCCGTACGTCCCACCGTTCGTTGCCGGCAACCAGCCGGCCACGCCAGCCAACGCCGTGGCGCTCGCGCGGATCATCGTGAACGGCGGATCGGCGGCCATCAACCCGGCGAACATCACCGACCTGCGGCCGACCCAGCAGCCACTCTCGCTTCCGCCGACCAACGCGCCGTGGCCCGGCTCACCGCCGACCAACGCGCCGTGGCCGACGCCCTCGCCCAACCCGAACGCCGGGCGCGGCCTCGTGGGCATCACCAAGACGAACGACAACCAGTCCCGATCCTCGACGTCCTTCGCCAACGCCGTCGACCTCGCGCCCACGACGTTCAACGCCGTGTCGGGGCGGTACTACCGAGGACGGGTGGTCTGTTCGTCGGTGACGTGCGCCTACTCGACGGGGAACGGCGTCTTCAACCTTGCCCTGAGCCTCGACGGCGCCCAGTGGAGCGAGGCGTTCCAGATTCCCACCAAGATCACCGGCCTCGGGATCGCGGTGATCGCAGAGATCGTCGGCTGGCTCACCGACGGCAGCCACACAGTCGCCATGCGCGGCTGGGGCGGTGGAAGCGTCAACTCGTGGAACTTCAACGGCACAACACAGATCGTGACGGTCGAAGACCTCGGCACGACCAACTGAGAGGAGCAGCAAATGATTGACCAGCCCAACGAAACCGATCCGGACGACCCGCCGCCCGAGCCGGTCCCGCACAACCCGAGCGTCGTCGAGATGCCGAACAGCGAGCCGCCACCGCCGCAGGACGAGCCGGCCAACGAGCCGGCGCACGAGGGCGCCGAGGGCAGCGGCCCGGACGAAGGCTTCGCCAAGGACCTCGAGGACGAGGAGGGCGCCGATGGCACTACGACGTGAGTGGATCGGCTCACCGAACTACTCGAGCCGCGGTGGCACACGCGTCCGCCTGATCGTCGTCCACACGGCCGAGGGCGCGCTCGACTACCAGTCGCTCGGCGCGTTCTTCGCCAACCCCGCAAGCGGGGTGAGCTCGCACACCGGCATCGACGACACGCCAGGCGTCATCGGTGAGTACGTCAAGCCGGGCGACAAGGCGTGGACGCAGGGCAACGCCAACCCGTACGCGGTGGCGGCGGAGCTCTGCGCCTTCGCCGCGTGGACGCCGGCGGAGTGGGACGCGCACCCGCAGATGCTCGCCAACGTGGCGGCGTGGATCGCCGAGGAGGCCGCCAGGTTCGGCATCCCGATCCGCAAGCTCACGGCGGACGAGGCGCAGGGCACCTACGCCGGCGTCTGCGGTCACGTCGACCTCGGCGTCTCAGGCGGCAACCACTGGGATCCAGGGCCATCGTTCCCGTGGGAGCGCGTGCTACAGATGGCACAGGGCGGCTCGCCGCCAGAGGAGGTCTTCACGTTGAGCTCACTCGTGCAGTACGTCGACGCGAACGGGGTGCAGACCTACGCCGGCATCGGCAAGGACGGGCACCTCTACGAGTACAAGCATGACGGTCATCACCCGAACACCCCGGCCAACAAGGAGAACAAGACCTGGTCGGCCTACGACCTGACGGCGACGTCCGCCGGCTCGGCCGAGGGCAAGCCCTTCGCCACCTAGCGGGATGCAGGAGGAGCCGACGGAGCGCCTGATCGCCGCGACGGGCCGGCGCACGCCGGCGCACGAGTCCAGAGCGCCCGCACCGCCCAAGGAGCCGAGAGTGCCGTATCACATCACCGTGCGCCTCGAGGGCGTCCGGCTCTGGCTCGTCGTGCTGCTCGGCGGTGCGCTGATCGTCGACGCGATCGTGCAGGCGGGCTCCAACGCCACCGAGCTGGTCGTCGCGCTGATCCTCCTCGGCCTGGTCTCGGCGGACCCGCTGGTCGCGGCCATCGCGCGACGGATCGACCCACCGAAGGCGGAGCCAGAGGACTCGTAGCGTGCCAGCGTGCTGGGTCTCGTCTGCGATCGCTGTGAGCGCGTGCTGCCGGTGCGGCTCGGCACGACGACGTACTACGACACGGAGCTCGAGCGGCACGGGTGGGACCACGTCCGTCGCCGGCGTGGCAGCTGGGTGCTGCTCTGCGAACGCTGCCTGACGCCGGTGCTCGATGCGGAGGCGCTGGTCGCGGCACGCAGGTAGACGTCTAGGTCGTTGACACTGTTACAGCGTCACGCCATACTGCTCGTCCATGTCACGAACCCAGGTGCGCAATCACCCGACCGGTACGCCGCTGACGGCGCTCGCTGCGCGCAAGCGCGAGGCCGCACGACGGTTGCAGATCCGCGTCACGCAGCTGCTCGAGGACGCCGACCGCCTCGAGGCCGAGCACATCCGTCGACAGCGCAAGGCCGGGCGGTGAGCCCGCTCCTGAACTACACGACCACCGTGTCCGTCGGCAAGACGATGGCGTACGTCCAGAACCTGCTCGTGAAGGGCGGAGCACGGCAGATCATGGCGACGTACGACGACAAGGGCGCCCCGACGGGCGTCCACTTCACGGTCACCACGGTCAATGGGCTGCGGGCGTTCACGCTCCCCGTTCACCCCGACAGCGTCCTGCGGGTCATGCGCAAGGACCCGAAGACGCCGGCTCGGTACTGCACGCCCGAGCAGGCCGAGCGCGTCGCGTGGCGGATCGTGAAGGACTGGCTCGAGGCGCAGCTCGCCATCATCGACACGGAGATGGTCGCCTTCGACGAGGTGATGCTCCCGTACATGCACGTCGGCGAGGGCAACTCGACGGTGTACCAGATGTACGCCGCCAACCAGCTCCCCGCGCTCGGTGTCGCGGAGGTGGTCGACGTATGAGCGAGCTCCGCAACGTCGAGGTCGACGTCAGAGGCTTGCCGCGGCCGCAGGGCTCGATGAAGTCCCATGTGCTGCCCAGCGGCAGGGTCGCGACGCGGTACCCAGACGGCGTCTGGGCGTGGCGACACCAGGTGCAGTACGCCGTGGCCGCGCTCGAGGAGGAGCCGTTCACCGGGCCCGTGGAGCTGCGCCTGGGCTTCGAGCTGCTGCGTCCGGCTGGGCACTTCGGGACCGGTCGCAACGCCGGGCTGGTGCGCAAGGGCGCGCCGCGCTGGCCGGCCGTGATGCCGGACCTCGACAAGCTCACCCGCGCGGTGTGCGACGCCATCACCGACGCCGGCCTGTGGCGCGACGACGCGCAGGTCGTGGTCATCCACACGGCCAAGCGGTACTGCGACGCGTCGCCCGGCGTGCTGATCCATGTCCTCGAGATGCCGATGGAGCACCCTGCTGTGATCCTCGACCCCGACCAGCTCGAGCTGTTCGACACCAAGGAGGCTGCCCGTGCCTGACTCCATCTCCCTCGAGGGCCTCGCTCCCGGCCTCGACGACACGCGACGAGACCGCTGGGGGCGGTACCTCGTGCAGTCCACGGCGGGCACCAGCGAGCTGGTTCCCTACACCCGTGTAACTACCGTCGCGAAGGCGCTCGACTCCGGCGGCGGGCTGGCGCCGTGGAAGGCCAGCATGACCGTGCTCGGGCTCATGATGCGCAAGGACCTGCGTGCGCAGTGGGAGGCGCTGATCGCCCAGCACCCGGACCCGTGGTACGGCAACGACGCCGCCAAGGCCGAGTGCAAGCGGCTGGTCGAGGAGTGCAGCGCCGCCGGCGGCGCCAACGACCGCAAGGAGGTCGGCTCGGCGCTGCACACGATCACCGCACAGCTCGACCGCGGTAAGAGCCTGCCGAGCCTCAGCGACGAGACAGAGCGCGACCTGCGGGCCTACACCGCGGCGCTCCACGCGCACCGCCTCGTCGTCGTGCCCGACATGATCGAGCTGCGCGTCGTGCTCGACCAGTACCTCGTGGCCGGCACGTTCGACCGGCTCATGGAGGTCCCCGGCTTCGACCTCCCGCTCGTCACCGACCTCAAGACCGGCGGGAGCCTCGACTTCAGCTGGCACGCCATCGCCGTGCAGCTCGCGGCGTACTCCAGGGCCAACGCGATCTACGTCCAGGGTGACGCGGCCGACGGGTCGCTGGACCAGCGCCTGCCGTTCCGCGCCGTCGACCAGCACCACGGGCTGATCCTGTGGCTCAACGCCGGGACCGGGCACGTCGAGCCGTGGCTCGTCGACCTCGACATGGGCTGGGAGGCGTTCAGCCACAGCATGTGGGCGCGCGGCTGGCGCAACCAGCACCCGCAGAGCTCGCTCGGGCACGGCGTCCTCGCGCGCCAGGCGGCCGACACGCCGGACGGGCTCGTCGAGCTGCTCGAGGCGAGCGTCGACTACGTCCATGTGACGAAGCTGCGTGGCTGGCTCCAGGACCGCCTCAACGCCGCTGGGAAGGATCCTGCGGCCCGCGAGTACGTCAGGACGCACTGGCCGCCTGGGATGCCCGCGCTGAAGCAGTCAGCCGACCACACGCTCGACCAGCTCATCGAGATCGAGACCCTGCTCGACGTCTGCGAGCGGATGTACCGTCTGCCCTTCCCGGACGCCGAGCGGCCCGTCCGAGTCGAGTCCGAGGAGCCCGAGCCCGAGCCGGCGCAGATCATCTCGCTGTTCGACGGGCTCGGCTCCAGCAGGTCACATCACCCAACCAACCAAGGAGGAGCAGCATGACCCAATCCATCCCGTTGACCGACCTCGAGGGCGGGCAGGCGGCCCAGTTCAACGAGGTCGGCGACAAGCACGTTGGGACGATCCTAGCGTTCGGCGAGCGCCAGCAGACCAAGCCCGGCACCGGCGAGGTGCTCACGTTCAACGACGGGACGCCGCGCATGGTCACCGTCATCACGATCCAGCCGCTCGACGGCTCCGAGCCGGTCCAGCTGTGGGCGCGGGGCGGCAAGTTCGAGGTCGCGACCGGGTCGGGTGGCTCGATGGGCAACGCCATCGCCATCGCGGGTCGCAAGGCCGGCGCGGAGAAGCTCGAGGTCGGCGGGCAGCTCGCGGTCGCCCAGACCGGGTGGGGCGTCGCCAAGCCGGGCTTCAACGCACCGAGGCTCTACTCGGCCGAGTACCGGCCACCGGCGCCACAGACGGACAGCGTGGCGGTCGACGACCTGTTCGCGTGACCAGGATGCAGGAAGGGCGGCTCCGCGTGGGGCCGCCCTTCTGCACTCAACCAACCAACACCGACCGAGACAGGTCGTTCCGTGATCTGAGTCGGGCGAAGCGTACCTGTCGCGTCCCTCGAGGAGCGTCATGGAGGATCACGCTGAGCTCGCTGCGCGGTACCTGAAGGCCGGCTGGCACCCGCTCTGGCTGCCGGCGAGGGCCAAGTGGCCGCCACCAGAGGGCCACACCGGGTACACGGGCAGGGACCTCGAGGCCCGCGAGATCCCGCTCATCCAGTGGACCGGGAACGTCGGGCTGCGGATGCCACCCGACGTCATCGGGCTGGACCTCGACGTCTACCGCGGCGGGCTCGAGACCTTCGTCGAGCTGCGCGACCGGCTCGGGACGCTGCCTCGGACGTACAGCTCGCGGTCCGGGCGCGAGGACGGCTCGGGCATCTACTTCTTCCTGGTCCCGGCCGGGTTCGTCTGGACCACGAGCCTGCCGGGCATCGACATCATCCAGCGGAACCACCGCTACGCCGTGGTCTGGCCGTCGATCCACCCCGAGGGCCGCGAGTACCAGTGGCACGGCCTCGACGGCGAGCTCGCGGACCTGCTGCACGACGTCCCGTACGTCGACCAGCTGCCGGAGCTGCCGGACACCTGGATCCAGGCGCTCAGCCGGCTCGGCGACCCGCTGGTCGACGGCAGCATCGAGAGCCGGGCCTTCGCGGTCGACCAGCCGACCTTCAGCGCCTTCCAGGCGGCCCACACGCGCCAGGACGACCCGACGTACGTCAGGCGGTCCATCCGGGCCCTGTTCGAGCGTGAGGTCGCTGAGGGCCGCTCCAGGCACGACTCGATGCAGCACTGCCTGATCTGGGCGATGGAGGCCAGCCGGGCCGGCCTGTGCGACGCCCGCGAGGCCATCGGGCTGCTCGCGGCGGCTTGGCACCTGGTCCACGACGACCCGCGCCGGCGCGAGATCCAGTCACCGTCCCGGACCACCGAGTTCACGGCCATGTGCCTGCACGCGGTCGGGAAGGCCGAGTCCAAGGCCCAGGCCGAGATGGACCGGCTGCACGACGAGGTGGCCGGCATCCCGATCGGCGGCGGCATCAAGGACCTGCCACCTGAGCCGGCGGTGGAGCCCAGCCGTCCGTCCGTCTTCGTGGACTGGTCGACCACCGTGGAGCTGGCGGAGCCGTGGCTGGTCGAGCACTTCTGGCCGGTTGGGCGGGCGATCGCGCTGTGGGCGAGCGCCAAGGAGGGCAAGAGCGAGCTCGCGCTCTGGGTCGCCACGCACCTGTCGATGGGCGTCGAGCCCTGGACCGGCAAGCCCACGACGCCACTCGACGTCGTGTACCTGGACTGGGAGATGACCCGGAACGACCTGTTCGAGCGGCTGGACGAGTTCGGCATCGACCCGGCTCGGCTCGAGCGGCTGCACTACGCCATCTCGCCGGCGATGTACGCCCTCGACGAGAAGACGGGCGGCGAGCAGGTGGCGGAGCTGGTGGAGCAGGTCGGGGCCCAGGCCGTCGTGATCGACACCTTCGGGCGGGCCGTGATCGGCGACGAGAACGACGCGGACACCGTGCGGGCCTTCTACCGGCACACCGGCCAGCGGCTCAAGGCGATGGGCGTCGCCTACCTGCGGACGGACCACGCCGGCAAGGACCAGGCGCGCGGGCAGCGTGGGTCCTCGGCCAAGCGCGACGACGTCGACGTCGTCTGGCGGCTCCGGCGGACGCAGGCCGGCGTCGTGCTCAACTGCGAGCACGGCTCGAGGCTCTCGTGGGTCGGGCCGGAGCTGGTGCTCGACCGCGACGACTCGAACGGCGTGCTGGCCTACCGGCTGCCGGTCGGGATCGGACCCAGCTCCGTGCCGACCTCGGTGCGGGACAAGATCGCCGAGCTGGACGCCATCGGGGCGCCAGACGACGTGACTCGTCGGGAGGCGATCAGGCTGCTCGGACTGGCCGGCAAGACGCCGGGCAAGACCGCCACGCTGGGCGCCGCGCTCCAGTCCAGGCGTGCCAGGAAGCCCAAGGGAACCACTCCGTAGGGCTGGTTCCCGGTGCTTTTGGGAACCACTCGGGAACCAGCCAACGGATTACTGGGGGAACCACTCGGGAACCACGAGGGAACCACGAGCGAGTCCCTGTGGGAACCACACACACACACCGAAGGTGTGTGGTTCCCCGGACCACCTTTTCGTGGTGGATTGACGGATTCAATCCGTCGTCAGCCCGACCTCGGTGTCAGCCAGCTCGGCGTCCAGCTCGAGGTAGGTGACGCGCTCGTCGCCGGCCCAGCCCCAGCAGGGCTTGGTCGAGCAGTGGTTGAGCCCTGGGCGTGTCCGGTCACCGCAGGAGCACGGAGCCTTCGTGCGTGCTGCGGGCCGGCGCGGGCTAGCCATTGGTCACCCAGAACTCGACCGCCAGCACGACGGCCTGGCGCACGGTCAGGCCCTCGCTCGCGGCGGCCATCTTCAGCTTGCGATGGAGCGCCTGGGGCAAGGGCAGGTTGATGCTGACGACGGGCTCCAGCTCCCCGTCAGCCTTGGTCTTGGTCTTGTAGGGCATGTCCAGCAGTGTAGCGAGTTGTTGCAAACTTGTCAATGGGCGCTTGACATCTAGACGTCTAGGTGCTAGAATCGCTGTCAGCGGTCGCAGACAGCGGCCGCGGAAGGAGATGGAGATGGCAAGCGAGATCGACGAGTTCGCCGAGCAGCTCCGCAGCGTGCGGAAGCCGACCACGGTGCCTCGGATGATCTACGTCCCCAATGCCTCGACGTGGACCTTCGGCCAGCCGGACGACGAGCCACCGCGGCTCGTCCCCGGTGAGTTCGCGGCCGAGCGTCAGAGCGACGAGGTCACCTGTGCGCGGTGCCACCTGATCGTCAGGGCCGGCAACGCGATCGACGGGATCTGCGGGGACTGCCGGTGACCGGCTCCAACCACCAACCAGACAGGAGACCAGCAATGAGCACGACAACCCAAGCACCGGCGACCGCCTCGAAGGAGGTGGCAGCCAAGGCCAAGCTCGAGCGCGAGTGCGTGGAGGCGATGCGGACCGCGCAGTCCGAGTCCGACCTCTGGGCGCTCAGCGACCTGCTCGTGCGGCTCGTCCCGTCCGGTCAGACCGGGTTCAAGAACCTGATCGACCTGGCGATCGGCGAGGGGATTGGCGCCTTCACCGAGAAGACGCTCTACAGCTACCGCGACTCGGCGAACTTCTGGCCGGCGGACAAGCGGGTGGCGGGCGTGTCTTTCAGCGCCCACCGGTCGGCTGAGCCGTACAAGACCCCGAAGAACGTCGATGCGTCCAAGGGGCTGCTCGAGAAGATGACCGGAGCGACCAACGGCAAGGTGACGGTCAGCGCCGTCCGCCGCGCCGTCGCGGCCGCGAAGCCGGGGGGCGCTCCGCCAGCGAAGAAGCCAGCGACGACACAGGCAGCCACGCCGTCGGTCAACGACGCGCTGGCCGACCTCCAGAGCGGCGGCCGCAAGCTGAAGCTCGCGGTCGGGAACCTCGACCTCGAGCATCTCGAGCAGGTCCAGCACGGCCTGAACAACGTGCTGACCCGCGTGGAGGAGCTCCGTGCGCGCCTCGAGCGGCAGGCCAAGGCCAACGCGAAGGGCTCGCCTGCCCAGGAGACCCAGAAGATCGCCGCGAAGGTGCAGGCGACGGTGAAGGACGGCAAGCGCCAGGTCGGCGACTTGCGGGACCTGTGAGCGCCACCGCGACCTCCACGGTCGCCTTCGACCTCGACTCGGTGCCGGCGAAGGACCGGCACCGGGTGGAGGACCTGATCCCCGAGCCGGCGCTGGCGGACGGCTACGTCCACCGGCACGTCAACGGGGTGCTCGACTTCGACCTGTTCGACTACGCCGTTCAGAACCGGGAGAACATCATCCTGCGCGGGCCGACCGGGTCGTCGAAGACCACGGCCTTCCGGGCCTACGCCGCCGCACGCGGGCTGCCGTTCGCGCTGGTCGAGTGCAACGCGGCGATGGACCCCGGCCTGATCGTGGGCCGGACCACCGTCGCCGGCGAGGGCGAGATCGGCTTCGTGGACGGTGACCTGACCCTGGTCGTCCGCTACGGCGGCGTCGGGCTGATCGACGAGATCAACATGGGTCACCCGCGGGTCACGAGCTCGTTCCACCAGCTGCTCGCGGTCACGCGGCGCATGAGCATCCCGGAGGCGGGCGAGACGATCCGCGCCGGCCGAGGCGGGATCAAGGGCCCGCAGCCGACGCTGTTCGGCGCGGCGTACAACCCGCGCTACCAAGGGACCGTCCGGCTGAACGAGGCGCTGCTCAACCGCTACGCCATCCCGCTGCACTGGGGCTACGACCGCGGGGTCGAGGCCCAGCTGGTTCGGAGCAAGGTGCTGCTGGACATGGCCGACAACATCCGGTCGCTCTCCGAGATCCGCTCGCCGGTCTCGACCAACGCGCTCATGGAGTTCGAGCGGCACGTCGCCGGCCTCGGGTTGTCGCTGGCGTCGACGCTGCTCGTGGAGCGGTTCGCGTCCGACGAGCAGGCGGCCGTGAGCCGTGCGCTCGAGGCCAACTCCGACGCGATCCTCGCCGAGCTCGAGGGGAGGCCGCAGTGAGCTACCCGTTCTGGGGCTACGAGGAGCAGCGGCGCGGGACGACCCGCGTCATGCTCGACGCCGACGTCAACCCGGAGGTGCTGCTCAGGCTGCACCGGTTGGCCCGTGAGCTGCGTCTGACGGACCAGATCCTCTCGGTGGACCTGGACACCCTCTCGATCGTCATGGACGGTCAGGCGCCCGCCTGGACGTCGCTGGACGGCGATCACGTCACCTTTGCCTGGAAGAAGATGCCCAGCCCGACCGGCCGGCTCGAGCTGGCCGTCTGGCTCGGGACCAACGCCCACGAGCTCGGGCACGTCCTGTTCAGCCCGCGGCGTGACTCGCTGCTGATGCGGCGCGTGCTCGAGGCCGAGCAGCTGGTCATGCCACGGCTGGCGATGCTCCACAACATCGTGGAGGACCAGCGCCAGGAGCGGCTCATGCTGGCTCGGTTCGGTCCCTGGCGCGGCTACCTGACCGCGGCACTCGGGCACCACCTGAAGGGCAGGAACGATCTCGCGTGGCTTCTACTGGCCGGTAGGACGTGGCTCCCGGCAAACGTGCGGTCCCAGGCGAAGGCGGACTTCGCGGCCGTGCAGGGCGCCTGGTTGGCCGAGGAGGTCGCCCAGCTGGTCGGCCGGTACCAGCAGCTGACGGACCCCGGCGAGCTCGACTCGGACGAGGCGTTCGAGATCCTGAGCCGGCTGCACGAGCTCCTGGGCAAGCACATGCCGGAGCTGCCGTGGGTCTGCACCGTCGGCTACGGGCCCGGTGACCCGGACACGAGCTCGCCGAACGCCGACTCGGTGCCGCTGTCGGCGGACGATCCCGCGGCCGACCCGGACGGGCAGGGCCGCGACGCGGCCGGCGACACCGCCGGCGACGACGGCAAGGACGGCCACGGCAAGGACGGCGACGCTTCCAAGGGCGATCAGGGCGCCGGTGGCGGCGCTGGTGGCTCGCAGGCCGGCAACGCGCCCGGCGGGTCGGACAAGCCGATCGACCGGATGCGCAAGGACCTGAAGGCCGGCGCCCGCAAGCAGCTCGAGGAGGACGCCACCGCCGACGAGCTGGACTCGATCCTCGACGCGCTCGAGGAGGCCCGTGACGCCGCCGGCGACGTCGAGGGGCTGCCGCCGGCCGGGCGGATGATGCCGGCCACCGATCGTGCCCACCGGCTGCACCACGAGGTCAGTGACGCGCTGCTCGACCTCAAGGACCAGAGCGAGCCGGGCTGGGTCAAGCGCGTCGACTCGGGCCGGCTGAACGTGCGCCGGCTGGTCGACCCAAACGTCGACTACGAGGAGCTGTTCGACCGGTACGAGCCCGGCCAGATGGACGCCAGCGAGATGGAGGTCGCGCTGCTCATCGACGTGAGCGGCTCGATGGCGAGCCACACGAGGGCGCTCGCCGAGGCGACGTGGGCGATCCAGCAGGCCGTCGACGACCTCGATGGCCGGTGCATGGTCCTCGCGTACGACGCCGGCCCGTGCAAGGTGCTGTCGCAGCCGAGCGAACGTCCGGACGACCGGATGTTCCTGCCCGGCGCCGGCGGTGGCACGGAGCCGTCGGCGGCCATCCGCGAAGCCTGGCGGGTGCTGTCGGAGTCGACCGCGACCAACCGGATGCTCGTGATCCTCACGGACGGGCAGTGGTACGGCGCGAGCGGTGACGCGCTCATCCGAGCGATGACCGAGCAAGGCGTCATCACGGTGCTCGCTGGGCTCGGCATCTCTCTCGGCGACGCGTTGCACGGCTGCTCGATCGGGGCGGACATCAACGACCCGACCGAGCTCGCCCGGCTGTTCCGTCGCGTGGCGGCCGAGCGCATCGCGGCGAGGCTGTGACCGCGCCGCGTGATGGGCTGCCGCAGCACGTCCTCCGGGGTGGGCACTTCGCCGAGATGGCCGACTACGCGGCTCGTCGCGTGCTCGCGGCGTGGGACCGCGGGCTCGCGGCGTACCGTGAGCCGGACGCCGTGCGAGAGCTGGCGGCCGCGATGGAGCTGCTGCGCGACGTCCACCCGAACGACCCGCCGGAGGACTTCGATCCGCGGCCGTACATCGCCAGCCAGACGTGGGTCTTCGCCAAGACGATGCCGGAGCACCCGCACGAGTACGTCGTGATCTCGCGGTCGACCAACTGGCGCGGCCACCTGCGGATGCTGCTGTGGATCCGGCTGTGGGGCCATGAGGAGAAGTACCAGGGACGCAGCTACCAGTACCGCGTGGTCGACGCGAAGCGGTACTGGGCGATGGGCCCGAACGACACGATCATCAACCGAAGGGAGGAGCCGTGAACGGACGCGAAGGTGCCGACGAGCACATCGCCTACTGCAACAGCGTGAAGCCGGGTTCGCATGAACGTCATCCCGGCGCGGGCTGGTGCTGCGAGTTCCACGATGGCTACGAGGCCGGGTGGGACGCTGCGCTCGAGCAGTCGACGACATGACGCTCAACGACGACGTCTGGTGGATGCTCGACGTGCTCATCGAGAAGCGTCGCTGGGTCGAAGGCGTCGGCTGGGTCACCGAGCTGCCGCTCGAGGAGATCACCACCCTGCGGCTGCGGCTCGTTCGTGAGGAGATCACACGAAGGAGGAGGATCATGAAGGCCACGAAGAAGACCGAAGCCCTGAGCGTCGCCATCGACTTCCTGGACGCCTGGTGCGACCAGTTCGACGAGGAGCACGAGGACTACGAGCGCAACCACAAGGCGCTCGAGACGCTCAGCAGCTGGTACCGGGAGCGTCAGGCGAAGGCGGCGGCGGTCGTGTAGCCGGGCTACATCCTCGCGGCGGCGGTGACTCGCTGATGGCACTCGTGACAGAGCGAGCGCAGGTTGCTCAGCTGGTCGCCGCCGCCGCGGCTGCGCGGCTTGATGTGGTCGACCTCGGTCGCTCGAGCACCGCACTTGACGCAGCGGTGGCGGTCGCGTAGAAGCACCAGCCGCCGGCGAGCGGACCAGCCTGGCGGCATCGGCGTCGCGCCGGCCCACGGTCCTGGGTCGTGCGCCTCGCACACGCCGCGCGGACCGGCTGGCTGGTTGCAGGGCCAGAAGCGACAGGAGAAGTTCAGGGTGGGCGTGGCCTAGAGTCTGCCGCTGATGGTCGACGCAGCGGAACTGCGCCTCACGCGGCGCTACGACCCGCTTGCCACCGGCTACGACAGCCACTTCGCGCGCCCGGTCGACCACTGGGAGGACGAGTGGATGATGGAGCTGCTCGCGCCCATCGTCAACGACCGTGACGTCCTCGACCTCGGCTGCGGCACCGGCTGGGTGCTCGATCACCTGTTCCCGGCTCGCTACATCGGCGTCGACTCGAGCCCGGACATGCTCAAGGTCCTGCGCACGAAGCACGGGTCCAGCATCGACATGCGCTGCCTGTCCGTCGGCACCCGCGGCTGGGCGGACGAGCTGCCGCAGGCGGACGCCATCGTGGCGACGTGGGCGGCGGACTACTTCCCGAACCTCGCCGACGTGCTCGCCGACCTGCACGCGCTGACCAAGCCCGGCGGCGTGATCGCGCTGCACGGCTACCAGGAGCGTGGCCGGCACCGTCGGCACTGCATCGACCGCGAGGCCGTGGCCGGTGACTGGTCGCCCGCTGCGGTCACCAGCGCGGCGATCGCTGCCGAGCTGCCGTCGCCGTGGACCGCGTACGGCACCGGCTGGCTGCCGGACAGCCTGGCGCGCGTGCGCTCGCTCTGGCGCGCGACGCTGACGATGCCGTGGCGCTACCACTACGGCGCGCTGCACATCTGGAAGGTCTGACCGTGGCCGGTCGGCTGAAGCTCGGGCTCAACGTCTTCGACATGGCGCTCAAGCGCATGGTCGAGGAGTACGAGGCCGGCCATCGCGTCGTCGTGTCGATCTCCGGCGGCAAGGACTCGGGCGTCTGCCTCGAGCTGGCCGTCATGGCGGCGGAGCTGACCGGCAACCTGCCCGTCGACGCCTGCACGCGTGACGAGGAGATCGCGTACCCCGGCACCTACGAGTACCTCGAACGCGTCCACGAGCGCGACGACGTGAACCTCGTGTGGCTGGTCGCCAACCAGCCGATCCCCAACGCCTTCGATCGCGAGGCGCCGTACTGGTGGGTGTTCGACCCGCTGCTCGACCCAGATGACTGGGTGCGTCAGCCGCCGCCGTACGCGATCCACACGCCGGAGCTGAACATCGAGGCGATGGTCACCAAGGCGCTGTTCCCGGTCGCCGACGGTCAGGAGCTGCGCAGCGTCCTCGGCCTGCGTGTGCAGGAGTCGCCAGGCCGGCTGTTGGGCGTCCACAGCTCGAACGGCATGACCACCGAGGCGTTCAAGCCGACGGGCGTTCGCAGCGTGCGACCGATCTACGACTGGACCGACAGCGACATCTGGCTGGCGCACAAGACGTACGGCTGGGACTACAACTCGGCCTACGACGTCATGCACCGACACGGCGTGCCGAAGGCGAAGCTGCGGCTGGGCCCACCGACCATGAACGCCGCCGGCGGTGAGTCGCTGCGTCAGGTCGGCTCGATCGCCTGGCCGGACTGGTGGAACCGCGTGTGCCGACGGCTGCCCAGCGTGCGGACGTACGCCAAGTACGGCGCCGCAGCCGTGCAGCCGCAACGCCGGCTCGGCGAGACGTGGCAGCAGGCGTTCCATCGGCTGTGCATCGACACCGCGCCTGGCTGGATCCGCGATCGTGCGATCGTGCAGCGCGACAAGACGCTGTCCAGCCACAACCACCACGACGCCAGCCATCCGTTCCCGGACGTCGATCCAGGCTGTCGCAGCTGCTTCGGCGTGCTCGGCAGCTGGCAGGCGCTGACGCGTGCGCTGTACCTCGGCGACCCGTTCTCGAACACCTGCCGCAACCTGCCGTACATGGAGCCCGACTTCTTCCGTCCAGGCAGCGGCTGGTGGAACGGCGTGCCCACCGAGCCGGTCAAGCCGAAGCAGCCGGCGTGAGCCGCTGGACGTACGCCAGCGATGGCGGCGAGCTGTACGACGTCGCGGCTGGCGACGTCTGGCGCTGCGGCGACCATCGCTTCCGGTGCGGCTCGATGATGGATCCAGACGTCGAGGCGTTCGCCGCCGACGCCACGCTGGTCTACGCCGACCCGCCGTGGAACGCCGGCAACCTGTCGAGCTTCTACACCAAGGCCGGCAAGTCGAAGCCGATGTTCGGGTGGATCGACGTGTACCAGCGCATCTTCGAGCTCGCCGGCGAGCGTCCGTGCTTCGTCGAAGGTGGCGTGCAGCAGATCGCACAGGTCGAGGCGGTCGTCGACGCGCGCTACTACCAGCGGTGGCCGATCCGCTACTACCGACGTCACGACGCCGTGCTGCACTACGTCGGTCCGACGCCGCCGCCGTCTGGCTTCGATCCGAGCGGGCTTGACGACGAGCGCACGCCGCTGGCCGTGCTTGTGTGCCACGCCGGCGGCATTGTGTTCGATCCGTGCGCTGGCCGCGGCCTGACGAGCCGTTCCGCCGCGCAGCTCGGCTGGTGGCACTCGCTGAACAACGAGCTGCACCCGAACCGCCTGTCCGCGGCGCTGACCGCGTTGCATCGCCAGACCGCGCTGAGCGTCGGTCGAGAGGAGCATGTCGATGCCTGACGACCTCACCGAGAAGGGCGCTGAGCGCGTCGCGAAGCTGACCAAGCGCCTGGAGACGCTGGTGGTCGAGTGGGCACAGCCCGACGAGCTGCTGCCGAACCCGTGGAACCCGAACCGTCAGAACGACCACGAGTTCCTGATGCTGTGCAAGTCGATCACCGACGCCGGCTTCACCCAGCCGATCATGGTGACGGAGGTCAACGACGAGCACTTCGACGAGTGGCAGCCAGAGCTCGAGTCCGGTCGCTTCAAGCTCGGCGACCTCGTGATCGTCGACGGCGAGCATCGTTGGCGTGCAGCGAAGCACCTCGAGCTGACTGAGGTGCCGTACGTCAAGATGCCGTACGGCGCGATGCAGGCACGGCTGTCGACGCTCCAGATGAACCGTGCGCGCGGCTCTGAGGACGTCGAGCTCGCTGCGGACGTGCTGCGCGACCTCGAGACGCTGGGGATGCTCGACTGGGCCGCTGAGTCGCTGGACCTCGGCGACGACGAGCTCCAGGCGCTGCTGGAGAACCAGCCCGTCACCGAGACGCTCGCCGGCGAGGAGTTCGGCGAAGCGTGGCATCCCGCCGGCGTGCAGACCCGCGACGGCGTGTACGACGACGGTCACGCGCAGGCCAGCCACACGCCGGCCGCCATGCAAGCCGCGGAGGACTACCAGCGACGTGTGCTGGCGGCGGAGACCGAAGCGGAGCGCCAGGACCTGCGTTCGACGCGATCGACGTACCAGATCATGCTGCGGTTCACCGGCGAGGAAGCGGTGCTCGTGCGTTCCGTGCTGGGCGACGAGCCAGCGTCGATCATCCTCGGCTGGTGCAACGAGGAGGTGTCGAGCCGTGCCTAGAGCCAAGGGTGCAGCTGCGGTCGATCGTGTCGCCAAGCGACTGGAGTCGCTGACCGTCGAGTGGTGCGATCCGCTGGACCTGCGACCGAACCCGTGGAACCCGAACCGTCAGAACGACCACGAGTTCCACATGCTGTGCATGTCGATCGAGGACGCTGGGTTCACGCAGCCGATCATGGTCGTCGAGATCCGCGAGAGCGATCTGGTTGAGTGGCAGGACGAGCTGGCGAGCGGGTACGCCGTCGGTGAGCGCGTGATCGTCGACGGCGAGCATCGGTGGCGTGCAGCGCAGCACCTCGGCATCACGCCGATCCCGTACGTCCAGATGCCGTACGGCGCTGCACAGGCGCGGCTGTCGACGCTCCAGATGAACCGTGCGCGTGGCAGCGAGGACATCCAGCTCGCCGCCGAAGTGCTGCGTGACCTCGAGAAGCTGGGCGTGCTCGACCTGGCCGGCGCACGGTTGGACATGAGCGACGCTGAGCTCGGACGGATGCTGGAAGACATCGACGCCCCCGACGCGATGCCCCAAGATCGGCGAGTGGTCGTGGACGAGAGCGGTGCTGAGGTGTACGTCACGCCGGCAGAAGCGCGGGCTGACCGCGAGTACCAGGAACGTGTGCGTGCAGCCAAGTCGCGCGAGGAACGCGAAGCGTGGCTGGCGGAGCGCCAGTCGTTCCGGCTGGTCTTGACCTTCGCCGGCGACGAGGCCGACCTGGTTCGCGAGGCGCTGCGACCAGACCCAGCGAGCAAGGTCGTCGAGTGGTGTCGCGCCAAGGGAGCGCCGGCGAGCTGATCGTTCGCCAGGAACTGACCCCTTCGTTTTGGACGTGCCTCGAAATCCGCGAGTGCCGGCCGAACGGCTGACCAGCTGACCGCGACCGCCGGCTGAGCGACGAGCCACCCGCGCGCAGCTGCGCGCCGGACGGCAGGGCCCGGTCTGAAACCTGGCAACTCGTCGAGAGGACTGAGTCGTTTGATTGGCCCGCCGATGCCTGGTTTTCCCGGTTTCAGCTGGGCTCAGTTGTCAGAGATTTGTGACGTCCGACTTGACATCTAGACGTCTGGGTGGTACGATGGCACTGATGGGTCGCACAGGGCGCCCACCGGAAGGAGACAGACAGATGAGGGCAATGACCCAGGAGGAGGAGGCCAAGGAGGTCCTCGTGACCCTGCTCATGGCTTGGGACGAGTTCCAGCAGCACCGGAGGATGTTCTTCGGTTGGGCCAGGGGTGGTCGGACGGAGGCGGCGGACGTGTCCACCTGGCTCCGGCTGGCATCCCGAGGGAAGTACACGGAGCAGGAGATCCAGGCACACGCCGAGGCGATCTCGAAGGCGCGGAGGTTGGCATGACCAACCCCGCGTACGGCAGCGAGTCCCAGTCGGGTCGAGGCCCGACCGGGAAGCTGCGGAACTTCGCAGCGATGAAGCGCGACAAGCTCCAGCTCGTCATCGACGACATCCGCGCCGAGGGCAACGACCCCGAGGCGCTCAGCGCAGCCGAGGCTGCGTGGGAGGCCGGACGATGACCAAGGACACGCGCGTCATCATCCAGGTGGGCGGGCTCGCTGGTCGAGCCGGCTACGTCCACGCCGTCGACGACAGCTCCGTGTGGGTCGTCCCGGCTGGTCGTGTGGTCGCCCACCGCTACGAGGCTGATGACCTCGAGGTCGCGCCGCTGGAGGTGGCGTGATGCCGTACGACCTTGGAACCGAGGAGACCGTCGGCATCAACCTGCCGCTGCCACGCGACCTGCACCGCCAGCTGAAGGCGCGGGCCGCTTCCAACGGCCTCACGGTGCGGCAAGCCGTGATCGAGGCGGTCATCGACTGGGTCCTCCAGGACCAGGAGGTCGACGCATGAAGGCGATGAGCTACGAGTCCATCGACCCGAGCGTGGCGGACCGGTACCTCGAGGACGACGGCTGGGTGGCCGAGCAGAAGCTCGACGGCGTCCGGGTGATGATCCACTCGTTCAAGGACTCGCCGGCCAAGTTCGGCGACCCGGCCATCACCTTCGCGGCGGCGGCGCAGTGGTTCGAGCGCCTGGCGCCTTGCTTCGGTGGTGTGCCCGCCGTCATCGACGGCGAGCTCATCATCGAGACGGGCGAGTTCTGGGCCTACGACCTGCCGTACCTGCCCGTGATGGACGTGACGCCGGAGACGCCGTTCGAGGTCCGTCGCAACGTGCTCGAGCAGATCGTCGACCTGGTCGCTCAGCCGTTCGTGAAGCTGGTCCCGCAGGCGAGAACGACCGCTGAGAAGCGCGACCTGTTCGAGCGGGTCCAGGCGAGCGGCGCCGAGGGCGTCGTCTTCAAGCGAACGACGGCGAAGTACCACATCGGCGTCCGCACCCGTGATGTGCTCAAGGCCAAGTTCACCAAGACGATGGACGTGGTCATCACCGGGCGCGACAAGGGTGGCAAGAACGCCGAGCTGAGCCTGATGCGCGACGGCGAGCTGGTCGTGATCGGGGCGTGCTCGATGATCGGCAAGCCGGACCTGCAAGTGGGCGAGTGCGCCGAGGTGATGTTCCTCTACATCGCCGACCCGAACGACCCGCGGCTGTACCAGCCGAGGCTGCTGCGCGCGAGGCCGGACAAGACGCCGGCCGGGTGCGAGTGGCGCCAGGTGGCCGACGTGGGCTTCACCAACCGAGAGGTGGTGACGCTGTGACGTGTGTGCACCCGAGGTACAGCAACGACCACTGCGCCGAGATGAGCTGCTCGAACTACGTGAACCGTTGCTTTAGGCACGCGCCGTCCGGGAGCCCGGATGCCGAATGCACAGCGACGCCGCTCACCGATGCTGAGCAGCATCACTACGACTTCCATTCGCGGCACTTCCCGATGAGCGATTGCAACGTGGCCGAATGTCGGAAGGCGACGCGGGAGGCCACGCGATGAGCCGCGGCTTCGAGTGGTTCGTCGAGCAGTACGCACCGCAGCTACCCAACGACCCTGAGCCAGAGGAGCTGGAGTACGACGATGAGGAACCCGAGCGCGTCCCGCCCGAGATCGACGAGATCGACCTCGAGGGAGGTGATGACTGAGTACCCGAGACCTGCTGTGCGCAACGTGCAGCAAGACCTGATCGACCCCGTGGCACGGGGTTGGTCACCACCAACCAACCAGAAGGACAGACATGCCAGCCAAGAAGACCAACACCAAGGCAAAGACCAGCGAGCCTTGCCCGATCTGCGGTAAGGAGCTCCGCTTCGTCAGCCAGCACATGCGAACCAAGCACGGCGTCACGATGCGCGACTACAAGCGTGGCGAGGCGCCGGCGGAGGCTGCGGTGATGACGGAGCTGAACGGGAAGGGCACGTTCCGCGAGCTGCACGACTTCAAGGTCCTGCAAGACGCGCGTGGCAACGTGTGGCTTGCGGAGAAGATCCGATGAGCGAGTTCACCGAGATCTCCGACCTGCTCGACGACTACGTCATCTGTCGCACGATCGGGCACGCCTGGGACGACAACCCGACCCCGGAGATCGACAGCGACCTGTGGCGCACCGCGAAGGCGGCGCTGTTCCTGCGCTGCACGCGCTGTCACACGGAGCGGTTCGACTACATCGACAGCAGCTTCAACGTCGAGTACCGGTACTACCGCTACCCGAACAAGTACAAGTCCATCCCCGGCCAGGGGAGCCGACCTAACCTTCGCGGCGAGATGTTCCGACGGTCGCTGCTGTTGCGGCGGCATGGACGATGAGCGATGCCGGGCACATGGGACGGACAGGCGTCTTCCACGCCGGCCTGGAGGCCGAGTGTGATCGCTGCCGGCTGCGGCGCTGCGTGCGCTGTCAGATCCGTCCAGCTGAGGTCAAGGAGCTCTGTCGTCGGTGTGACGAGCTCGAGCAAGGGATCACGTCATGAGGAGGGGCATGTGGGGGATCGTGGTCTCGGTCGTCGTGGGCCTGATGGCGCTCACGATCATCGCGGTGGTCGTCGTCGATGCACGCAGGGGCATCACGACGGGGCGTGACGAGCAGGAGTACGAGGACATGCACGACGACGGGATCGTCGGCGGCGTCACCTGCGACTGCAAGGGCCCGCTCCACGACGAGGGGTGCCCCTATGGCTGAGGCCCTCGGGTTCACCGGCTCGCAGAAGATCCCGTCGTTCCCGCAGGCCCAGGCGCTCGTGGAGGTGCTCGTCGAGGCGACCGAGCGCGTGCTGCACCACGGCGACTGCGTGGGCAGCGACGCCATCGCGCACCTGCTCGCTCGAGCTGCCGGCTACCGCATTGTGCTGCACCCACCGGACGCGACGCAGAAGCGTGCCTTCTGCCGGGCCGACGAGGTGTGGGAGCCGAGGCCGTACCTGATCCGCAACCACGACATCGTGAACGAGACGTCTCGGCTCGTCGCGGTCGTCGAGGGCGCCGAGGAGAGCTACCCGCGCTCGGGTGCGTGGGCGACCGTCCGCTACGCGCGGCTGTGGCGACGACCCATCACGATCGTCTGGCCTGACGGCCGCGTGGAGCCGCCCGTGACCTGAAACGACCACACACGACCAACCCGAGAGGGGAACTAAGTGAGAATCGTCACGGTCACAGCGACCATCGCCATCATCGGCGCGTCAGCCACGCTGGGCGCGCTCCATCAGACCGGCGCAGCGACGCCGGTGCCACACACGACGCCCGCCCAGCGGGCGCACCACAGCCATGCGGTGTGGGCCGCCGAGCGGCGGCACGCAGCTGCGGTCCGGCGCACCCAAGCGGTGCTGCACCGCCGAGCCGTCGAGGTGTCGGAGTGGACGCACATCGCCATCTGCGAGGAAGGCGGCTGGATCGGCTACGCCAACGCGTCCTACCCCGACAGCCTCGGCATCAACGCGACGAACTGGGCGAACGACGGCGGCGGCTCAGACCTGCGCCCGTTCGTGCAGGTCATCGTCGCCGAGAAGATCATGGACCCAGCTCCTGCGAGCTGCCCTTGGTAGCTCAGAACGTGAGCGCCGTCCCGAACATCGCGCACACGGACGTTCCGAGCCCGTTGGCACCGTCAGCGGTGTCGGTCGCCCCGATCTGGATGGTCGTGGCCTGACCGTTGTTGCTGATGTACTCGAGCTGGATGTCGCTGCGGTCCTGGAAGCCAGAGCCCGGCGAGACCAGGATGTCGAACGTCGTGTCGGACGTGCCGAAGCGCGTGATGATGTCCTGGTCGCTGAACTGGTTGATGTCGAGCACACCCGGCGCCACGTCCGTCGCCTGCGCGATCAGCGTCAGCCGACCGAAGGCGTCGCAGCTCGCGTCGAGGTCGAGCCCGTCAAGGCGAGCGACCGTGGTCGACGCCGTGGCAGGGACCGCGCCGAAGTGGAACTCCGTGGCGTTGCCAGGGCCGGCAGGTCCCGGAGGGCCAGCAGGTCCGGTCGCACCGGTGAGCCCCTGGATCCCCTGGATGCCCTGCGCGCCGGCTGGTCCGATGGGCCCGATGGGTCCGACCGGCCCGCGTGGTCCGCGTGGTCCGACAGGCCCGCGTGGCCCGCGTGGTCCGGTGCTGTGGTGGTGGACGGCGTGAGGCGACGTCGACGCGAGCGCGGGGACGGCAACCGACGCCGTCACCGCCAGGGCGAGCGCCGTGCCAACGAGTGCAAGACGTGAGCGCATGGCTTCCTTTCGACCGAGTTCGGGCAGAGGGTAGCGCGGCGTAATAGCGTCCCGCGAGGCCCGAACCACGGGCCTATTCAGGGGGTGACCATGAAGCTCAAGATGGGGCTCGCCGCGCTTGCGGCCGTCGCGGCGGTGGCGTTCATGCCGGCAGTTGTCGCGGGTGCGTCGGCCAATGCGAACGGCACGACGCTGTACACGAACAACAGCTACTGCCACGGGGCGTTCGACACGAGCCAGCCGACGGCCGGCTTCGTGAACTTCCACGTCGACGGCACGACCGTCAACCTCAACTACCACGTCAAGGGTGGGCGGGCGAACGGCACTGAGTACGTCTACGGGTACGACTCGTTCTGCCACTTCGACGCGTACCTCGGGTCGTTCACGACCAACAGCAACGGCGTGGGCAACGCGGACCTGAGCTACACCGTGCCGGCCGGGACCACGGAGGTCTGGACGTTCGGCTACGACTGCAACGCGTCGGGTTGCACCACGGTCGAGTCGCTCGCCGCGACGCCGTAGCAAGGCGGG